GTAGATATTGTAAATCTAGTTGGATTATCAGTTGACCAGTATACGTTTCCGGCAGCATTTGCATTAATATTAAATTCAATATCATTTGAATTCCAAGTAATCGGAGTACTAGTTGATGTGGTGTTGATATCGGTTGATAATGTTACTTTTACTCCACTAAACTCAAAACCAGGCGCTAATGCTCCACCAAACGTGTATCCTACCAATTCTACGCTTAAAAAGGAATCAACAATGATTGTACCAATTGAGTCAACTTCTGATGCAAATAATTCTATGTCATCTCCTACATTTAGTAGCATGGTTTCATTATATACACCAGACTGGTATGCTGACATAGCACTATTGAATAATTCGGTCGTATTTCTTTTTAATGTAACGTCATATGACGCACCAGCACCTTCTTGTCCAGTCATAGCCAATAAATTAATTTTATAGTATCCCGTTCTAGGTATGGTTAATTTTGATGGCGATGTTGGATTATAAAATTCACCTGTATCGTACCCTAGTGAATCAAACTCTATAGCTGTCAATGTACTGGTAAGGAACACATCATTTGATAGATATAATTTTGCACCATAGAATTGCTTAATTGATGATGCTGTTGCGACGTTCCACTTCACCCCATCAAATTCCCATACCTTACCATTTGTATCGGTATATTGTTGTCCTTGAGTTGGACTACTAGGAAAACTTAACATATGATTACCTAAATTAGTTTAGACTAGCACTCTTATATTGAGTGCCGTCGTATATGAACAAATAGCTACCAGAAAAATATAATGACCCAGTTTGTGGCGTTACAGGAGCTGACATCGGAATCGCAAGTGCCAAAGATGCAGTTGCTGCTTGAATGATTGTACCAGGATCATATGTTGGGTCTGCTTGTAATACCCAAGATGACACCGAGGCACTTGTATAGTAAATATATGTTTTACCCGTGTCATCATCATACCACAAATCTCCAGTCTCTACATTACTTGTTGGAGGAGATCCCGATACTATACAACTTGCTACGTTAGTTAATAACGCTCCGTCGCCAATAAATGAACCGGTAAATGACCCCGTATAAGAAACAGAACCACTGGCTACACTGCCTGTATATACACTTACTTGATATGCCAGACTTGATGTTTGGGCATACGATGAAGATATTGTGTTAGTAGCCCAGCTCGCAGTACCTAATAATGTTCCGGTGAAAGACCCGCTAAACGAACCCGTGTTTATTTGTAGTGAACTTGATATTAATGATGGTTTTCCATCTACATTATTATAATTTACATACGAAGCCGTTGTCGCAGTATCGGCATTTCCATTAAGTGACCCCGTAATTCCTTGTGTTACATTTAATGCCCCACTGATTACTACTCCACTTTGTGATACAAGTAGTGACCCAGTAATTACTGCTGACCCGCTAAATGGAAATCCGCTTCCAGCTCCAGCATTTAATGCATAGCTTGATGTTGTGGCAAACGACGAACTAACAGCATTTAGTACATACGATGCTGTTGGTATTGTTGTGGGTTGATTTTGTATTTGAGTATAGTCTACTTGAGTAGACGAAGATATAATACCAGAAGGTAATATCGTTGGTGCATATGATGCAGAAGTAGCATAACTAGAACTTATTGCTACCGATGCGGTATATGCATATGATGCTGATTCAATTGACCCAATCAGTGTTTGTGCTACCAATGCATATGATGCTGTCTGTGCGAATCCCGCAGAATCTGCATATGTGCTAAATGACCCCGTTCGTAATGTCGTAACGGAATTTGCGGTCATATTTACATTATACTGGTCACCGTCAAGAATTTTAACAGAGATGTTGGGTACACCTACTACTAAATTTTCATCCGATGCTTCTCGTATAATGACTCGTATGTTTGGTACTCCGGGAACCAGCGTCATTTATTATCTCGTAGCGGTTGGACGGACAACAAAATATCCTTCAAGAACACGACGGGTAATTGAACCGCTTGTCATATTGATATCGTATACGTATTTTCTTTGATTGAATGTTAGTGTCTGTGATGGTGTTAATTCAATATAAAAACTTCCTGATGTTTGTGGAGATATTTTTGTAATCGTAAGTGATGCCGCTATCTCATCAGTGGTAAAGTTTTCACGAACTTGTCCAGTGAAACTATAGTTCGTGATATCCAAATATCCGCCAGTGTCGGCGTTTTCTACGGTAGCCAATACTTTAAAGGTTTCCCCTTGACCAATATTAAATTCAGTGATTTCTGCCATAAGTTCTCTCGGAAAATATACCTTTCTATAAGTATCAGAAAGTATTGGTATATAACAAAAACCCCACGTTTGACCGTGAGGTTTTTATATATTTTACTACTAAATTAGTAGTTGAGAATGCAATAATCTGGTTGAATCATTAATTCAATTTCGACGGGATCATCCTTTGCCCAGTCCATATCACCAAATTTAACACTAGTAATTTGTGCTCCCTTTAGAATCCACTCTTCTACCTTATCACCCACTGGCCCAAGAACATTGATAGTAATGTCCTTCTTGTAGAATTCTGCATATCCGTCACGGCCGGTGACTGATTCGTGGTGGAGACGAACCCATTCCATCACTGCTTGTGCGCCTGATGGCACTACTGGGTCAAACAATGTCATTGTTATTGGTTGCCAAATCGTCTTTCCTTTTACATATCTTTGTAAATTAATATGGTCAAGTGTTTTTGCTTCTTGCTTAAGTTCTGGGCGACTTGTTTTCTTAATGATATATGACGGAATACCTTCAAGATACATAATATATCTATTTACCGTTTTCGGTTCAAATGCATTGAAAAACAGTTCTTGTTCATTTACCAAATTGGCCATATGGCTCTCCAAATATAGATTGGTACTTTAAATAAATAGTGGTTATTCAAAAAACTGATTAGATTGTATCGAAGGTTGCGCCAGTTGGGAGAATGTTGAAATCCAACTTGATGAATTCTGCGGTACGGGTTGGTTGGAGATAAATTGCCCCGACCAAGATATTACGGTCGATGAGGTCTGGGGTATTGTTCGTATCATCCATTACGACACGGAATGCGGTCAATCCAGAACGTTGTTGTATATTTGCAAGATATGGATTGACGATGTTCAAGAAACGATTACGTGTTGCTTCGGTGTTTTGTTCGAATACCAAGTAACGTGCTGAACTTGCGATGAACTTCTTGACCGTGATGAGAAGACGACGGACATTTACACGGTCAAGTGCTGATGAACGTATTTGTAATGTCTTTTGTCCCCATACACAAATACCTTGTCCTGGGAATTGTGCGATTGGGTTGATTCTATTACGATACAATGTATCACGTTGTGCTTGTGTCAATCTACTCTTAACACCAATTGCGCCTGGGATTCCACCACGATTCAAGCCTGCGGGTGCGAACCATTCTGCACCTACATTATCATTGTATTGATACACTTCTGGTAATACGACTGATGGTGGTGCCCAGATTAATTCACCAGAATTTGGGTTTAATACCTTTACCCAAGGATAGTAAGATGCTGCATAACTATTATCTATTCCAGCGGTTAATGCGGTTACATCGGAGATACTATCACTATATGCTCCAATATCCATAATATAGAAACAATCACCACGATTTCTACAAAGATTCATAGCTTCCGTAGAAATATATGGGTGTAATCTATAAATGACACCTGGAATTACCAAGAGATTTAAGTCAATAGTATCTGGATTCTTGAGCTGATTTAATGCTCTGACATATGCTGCCGAACCAGAAGTTAATGCTGTTGACAAATTAAATCCTTGTGTGTTTGAATTCGTTATCTTTGCCCCCATTGCAATTTGTCTTGCTGGGTTCAATCCGTCAAATCCACTTTGGAATGGAACCGAGAATCTACGATAATCAACGTCACTACTAGCACTTATATTAATACTACGTGAGAATGGTGCTGATGTCGTTGGTACATCGGCTAATCCATTTAATGTAAATGCAGAGCCAACTGTACCGTATCCTACAGGAGTTGCATTTAGGTATGATAAGTTGGTTGTATTTGGTGAAGAAAGTGAAGTTCTAAAATCAAATCCATAATATAGATTTGTATCTACTGGATTACTGGGATTGTAACCAGGAACACTAGCACTTAGGAATCTACTGGTAATGTATGACCCAGATGCAAGTAAACTATCAGAAGTAGCGGTGATTGACCGTAGTGCAGCAAATCCAAATGGTAATGCGGTTGGTGGTATTGTGGTTTCTGCCATCTCAATTCTAATATATCTTGAATTGTTAGGATATAATCCTTCATATGATATTTCACCGGTATTTGCATCTAATGTAGGTACTGAATTACCGATACGACGAGCTATGTAATTTGGACTATTTGGGTCTAATGTTAATCCGTCCCAACGAGTATCATCTGATACCGAGGTTGCACCACCTACATCTTCATCATCAATATTACGTAATACAAGAGTAAATGTACCGTATTGCGTTTCTGGGTCAACACTTGGTTCTACCCCCTGGATTGACACCTTATATTTTGTATTTGCATTTGTGCCGTCAGCGATTGTATGAATCTTAAATAGATTTACAGTTTGTCCATTAATTGGTTGTGATTGAATCCATGGAGTAGATGCGTTAGAATAATCATCTGTCAAATCTAAAGTATTTATTGAAGAACTAAGAGTTACACTGGTTCCGGCCTGGGCGATAGCGTTTGCAAATTCTGCGTAAGTATATACTGGATATGTTGTGTTACTTGCTACACCTTGTGCTGTGGTTCCGAAGTAATTACTTATAGTTCCTTCGGTAACGGTTAATCCACTAGCTGATATATGTGGACCACTGGCCGTTGACGAACTGATTAAAAGACTAAAGCTTGCGGTCGTTCCAGCTAAAGTTACACTGTTTATCGTGTTAGAGCCTAAACTTCCAGAGATAGTTGGATGTAGTACAGCAAGTACCTTAGCACCGGCAGAACCAGTAGCGAATAAGGTCACTACATTAGTAGAGTATCCATTCAATCCTAGTACGCGAACAACCGTAGCACTGGTTGCTTCTTGAAGATAGTTATCTACAGCATACCCTAAATATGAGTTTGCGTCTTGCACACCGAAAATATTTTTGAAACTATCTTTATCAACTAAAGTAGGTACGAACGCTGGACCCTCTGTAGTCGGTCCTACGAACGCTGCTCCAATCGCGGCGATTCCTTGTGGTAGGAATGAAAGGTCACGTTCTTGTGTAAATACACCAGGTGACACTATTACTTGTTCTGCCATACGGTATTCTCCAAACTAAATTTTATTATTTTTCTGTGATATACTCACCAGAGTCATAGTTTATTACTCCAGCGCCGTACTTACCCGATAACCGATTAACAAGAGCTTGTTCTTCACTTAATAAACCTTTAAACGAACTAGTTTGGTCAGAAAGTTTCTTTTTCAGTTCTGCGATATCTGTTTCTAACAATTGAATTTGTAAAGAAGTTTGTCCAGTTTCGCTTATTAACCTTCCCAACTTATCCTTCAATACAGAAATTTCTTGTGTTTCTTCTTTCGTAATATTTGCCATAATAACCTCTTTTTGTGTACAATACAACTCGTATTATAAATATCTGTTTTTTTACCTAAACATCAATTATTAGTCTTCTATTTCAGTAAAAGTGACCACTTTTTTAATGCCGTACTTCTTTCTAGTTATAATGCCTCTATTTCTAGTTTTGTCTAATTGTGACTCTGGAAGAATGTATCCAAATACATTCAAATCGAATTCAGTACGTACTACTCTATCAGAATTTATAGGTAATTGTGTAGTTGTTGTAAATCTGTCGATTCTTGACCGGAATTTATACGAGTTTACTTCTCCCCAAAACTCATCGCTTTCGAACGATATATTTTCAACCACCTTATTCATTTGCTCCATATATTCCGTCCAGACCATACATTTATATGTAAAATTGTAATAATCAGGGGTAGCAGTTGTTGTAAAGTATTCACGACTTGGTGTTATATTATTTAAAACTGCAAATCTATCGTATGGAGTTCTTCTGTTCCATCCTGAATAAAATTCACGTTCATAATACTTGTTCACGGCAGAACTCATTTTCGTATTTTTTTCCATAGTATTACGTCGAATCATCAACACAGGAAGTTGTATTTTACCTATTGAGTCACGAATAACTCCGTCACGCTGAGCGCTTTTCCATCGTTCAGGATCTCCGTAAATTATAGGAACTTTTACCATAGTGCCATTCTGTGTTACAACAGGACTTATACGATTATTCAAATATGAAATAACAGCATTGTCTATTGTATATAAATTAATACCGATACTAGTGCTATTAGGAATATCATCTGCTCTATTGCTGACCGCTGGAGTTTGTTGATTATCATTTACAATTTTTGTTGGTTCACCTAATTCTGGATTAAACGTCATACAGGTGCCTCCTCAATATCGATACTTGTACGTCTGGTCAAATGTGCTACACAAATAATAGCTGTGTTAAATCCAGGTTTGCCTGCAATTAATTGCGTTTCTTGTATATTGTTGATTTCGTAGTAATGGTTGTTGTAACTTATGATATCACCAATTTCAGGATATACATTAACTTCTTGTAACATACGACGAGCGAATCTAAAATCTACTCTTTGTTCTTGGGTTGTTCCGAACCCGTCTCCAGATGTTACCACATTTTTATTATAATTTACAACGGCATTAACTTTTACAGGCGTGTATCTAGGCTTTGATTGACTCTCACCATATATGTTCAATCTAACAGATTCCACTACTATCTTATATAATACAACACCCACATCCATCGTGTCATCAATCATTTCACGGGTGATGTGTTGCATGAATTCATAATCGCGTTGTGTTACGAATCTAGCCATTTATTAACCCACGTAAATAAGTGTTGGCACTTTACTAAACATCTGTTGCATTGCTTGAGCGTTTTCTGTATTCTTTCTCATTTGAGCACGAAGTCCAGTTTCTTCTAATGTTTCACGTAGTTCTTTTATCAATAGCATCTTTTCATCTGCTCCTTCTTTTCTTAGAGTATTTCCATCCAATTTAATCTGTCCATCTGGATATGGAATATTTTCAAACTTAGAGCGAATAATTCCTAACAATTCTTTTGATAATGCTAATGTATATTTGAATATCCACGTTTTGGACATTTCGTTTGTATTAGCATACGTTATATGTGTATATGGTACATTTGAAAGGTCACTTGCAATATTAGACCCAGATTGTAACGTATTTAATTTTTTATCTTCTACCACCATATAGTCAAAATACACTATAGTACTTTGTTTAAATAGTGGTGAGAATCTTATTATATTGTTTGATATTTCAAATCCGTATTGACTCTTACGAATCATATCATTGACTTCAATTGCTTGGATACGAAGTAAGTCTTCGTATGCAGGCATCATCACGAATGTAACTGGTGGTGAGTATCCATCAAATCCAAATTCTGCCATTAAATTGGTTAACCCAAGACCCGTGGTTGCGAATGGGTCATAGTACCGAGCAACTGCAGGTGGCATATAGTGGTAGACACGACGAATTTCTATTGCTTTACCACTTTCGCTAACATCCGCCCATAGTGTTTTTAAATCATATGTCTGTGTTCCTACCGACGCAGAGATGAATCCTTTTTTAACTTGGACATTACCACCAGATTGTCCTTCTACTCCATAATCGGTTGATAATTTTACTAATTGAGGTAATGGAGAACCAACTATATTTTTTTGTGTAGCTGATGTATTAATATTTAATCCTTGAAGCGTCATCATATGTTCACGTGCATTGAACTGATTTACTTGATTACCGTACACGGTTACAGCTTCTTCAAAGCATGCATAAATTTGCTTATCAACTAGTTCTACTTCAACTACAGGATATCCTAATTTACGAGCTACCCATTCTGCGGCTTTTGGTGCATCCGTGACGAATTCCGTATCCGCGTCAAAAAAGCCAAATGGAGTTACCCCAATAGGATTACCAGGAGACCCGTCATAAAAAATTGGTTCTTGTGTTTCCATATCACTCTCTGTTTGAGGACTAGTAATAAATAGTTTTATTTCATTGTTAATTCATATTTTGACCGCAAAGAAATAAAAAGGGTGACCTTTCGGCCACCCTAATTATTCCCACCGTTACTACTGGATTATACGAGGTTCAATCCTTCGATGTAAATCTTACCGAAGAATTCTGGGCGTACAACCTTCTTAGCGTAACGGGTCATCACTCCACGGCGTGGTGTGAAGTTATTTGGGTCATACACTAATGGTGTCATGATGAGTGGGATGTATGGTGCGTAGACTGCACCAGTTTCGAGGAAGTTACTTCCACGGAAGCCCATCAACATTACGTTTTCCTTCATGTATGGATTCTTGTAGATGGTGAAGCGGTTAACGAATGAACCAACCTTGGTTACACCACCTGCGAATTCCATCTTGTCACCATCTGTGCCAGCTTGGAAGCCTGGGATGGTTTCAAGGATTGTTGCGACGGTTGGTGAAACAACTGCGAAGTTTGCACCACCACGCATGGTCAATTGGTGAATCTTGTTACTGACCTTTTGCATCTTTTGACCAAGTGTTTGGTACCAGGTCATATTTGTCCATGCAGTTCCTGAGTAACTGGTGGTTGAGAATGCGCCGGTTACTGGATTATAGGTTCTGCCGATTTCTGCTGACCAGTATTCTGTGGTGATACTTGGTGCTGCTGCAATTAACATATCAAGGATTTCGAGGTCGATTTCCGTTGAGATGTAGTCACTCAACATAGCAGTGAGTTCTGCTTCTGCGTCGATTGAGTGGTATGCATTCAAGTCTTGTGCAAGTTCTGGTGACCAGACTGCCTTTAACTTACGTGTCTTAGCAACGATTGTTTCTGACTTGAGTTCCAAGTCGATTTGTGGGATACCGATATCAGTTTGTGTACCGTTATCTTCGAAGTCACCACGTGATGAACTTGTTGGTGCCTTACTGTAAAGAACTTGGTTTAATGTACCAGCTGCAGATGAACTTACGATGAAGATAACATCTGTACCAGATACCTTTGTGAATTCTGGAAGAACAAGACTTGCGAAGTTTAATCCAGAACCTGATGGTACGAATGAACGTACTGCTAACAAATCTGCACTTGGAAGATCTGCTTGTGCTACAGTATACTTGGTGAATGAACCAGTTGCAATAAAATCAGCATTGAAGTTAACGTCTGCAAATGATACTGAACCACTTAAATCACCAAGGTTTGCTGCTGATGCAGTATCATTGATACTGTATGCGAAGCGACCTGCGCCATATAGACCACCTGCGTCTGTGTTGCCGAAACCACTGAATGGTGAACTTAATGCACTACCATAAAGTGATTGACCAGAGGTTTGGCCACCATTTGTCGTACCGTACTTGAAGTCCATATAGAACACAAGTCCTGAAGGAAGGTTCATTGGTTGGACTGATACGAAGTTCTTACTTGCGATACTTCCGAAGACCTTACGGACTAATGGAAGTGCGACACCTGACCATTGTTCACCTGCGGTGCCTGCTTGGTTGGTGTATGAGTTTTCTGAGAGAAGTTGTGAAGCTTGGTTTTCAAGCATTACTGCCATACCT